TACACCTGCGTTATCTGTAATTACTATAGTGCTACCTACTGCAATATTTGCGGCATCTGTAACTGTAATTGTGCAAGTTGCATTATCAGCATTTGTAATAGTATGATTTGTTCCGTTAGTTGTATCAACGGCTCTTAAAGTTTGATTAACACCATAAGGCATAGTAAATGTAGTTAAATCTGTTGCACTACTATAAGTTCCTGTTAAGGCACTTGTTCTAAAATCCATGTGTAAACTATGTGTCAATGAACCATACGAAGGATTTCTTAAATCTATTTTTAATAATTTTGTATTTTTATTTTCATTAACAACAAGATATAAATTAGCGTCAAAAGCTTCAGCCGATAATATTTGACAATTATTCAAAGTCCAAGTTGACCAAGAAGATTGTACTTTTTTATCAGCGTCAAAGAAATATTTATAAACATTTAAAGTATTTGCATTAGTTGAAGTCACAGCACTTCCAGGTGTGTAAGCTGTACTATTTACTGCGTCTAAAGTGTCGTGTGTTAATACAAATAAAGTATCTTCGACATTGTTTAAAACTAGTTTAAAAGCATTATCAGGAATTAATTTTTGAACTCCAATAGTTACATCTATTCCGTCATTTGTTAAAGTATCATCATCAGCAAAATACTCGGTTACTGCTGTTTTATCATTTCTGTTTTGAGCAAAGTAAACAAATTTACCTGCTGATTTAGGTGAAACTTTTGGTGCGTGACTAAATTGACTTGTTTTAGTCAATGTAGCCGTTGTCGGAGTTACACTTTCTCCTATAGATTCTAAAATATATTGTGATTCTTCTGAGAATAATAATAACTGTTCATTAAAGTCTATAGAATTATAAAGTTTATTAACGGTTGTTCCAGCCGCAGCAATATCAATAGGGTCAGTATCTAAAACATCTGTACCTGTTGTTGCATAAAAATTATAATATTCTGCATTCTCTGATAGTATTAAATTTTGATTTGCAATAATTCCCAATCTGTTTTGAAAGAAAGTTAAATTATTAACTGTTTGTCCTACAAAACTTGGTGCTGAGTTTGTATCTTCGTCACCACATACTCTATCAGTATAAGTTTGCTTATCCATACTGAATGTTCCGTCATTATTATTAATTAAAGCAAACGGCATTGTTGAATCATCTAATCCAACTTTAACACCTGGCCCAATTGTTTCACTCCATACACCGTTACCAGTAAATTTTACATAGTAATCTGAAAGTGTATCACCTTCATCACCTGTAATTTGTAATATCATATCTGTTTTTGCATAGTAAGGTAAGTCTGTAAAATCATTTATAGAATCTTTAATAGCATACATAGCTTGGTTACCAAAACCATCAGTAGTTTCTACTGTAAATGTTCCACTCGCACAAGTCATATAAATTGTATTACCAAATTGAGTTGGTGTGAATGTTCCTGTAATTCCACTATAATTTGCTAATCCTTGAGTCGTACTTAATGTAGCCCCTGTATCAGTTCTTATAGTTTTAAATCCAATTCCATCTGCTGAACCGTTCCAATGTGCTGACCCTGTTCCATATAATAATATATTAGCAATCTTTTCAGTATCTCTAAATTTACTATCTGTTGCAGCATCATTGCCTGTAGGCATTTGAAATAAAACTTCTATTGGATAAGACCAAGTAGAGTGATTTAATAGAACACTATATTGTCTGCCATATTGAGAACTTTTTACATAACATAAAAATTCTTGTACTTTAGCTGCTGTTGTTGTTGAATCTTCAGCTATAGTAATTGTTTTGTTGGCGACAAATGTATAGTCAGCAATATTTACAAATTTTAAATTTTCTAAAGGACTTGTTGTTGTTAAATAAGTTGCTGCACCTGTACCCATAGTTACTGGTTTTTCATTTCCTGCTAGGTCATATACTTTAACAGTACCATTAGTAAATACAGCGACATATTGATTTGAACTATCACGGTTAATCCAATGAATTGCACAATTATTTGGAAAGACAGTTGAAGCTAATAAGTTTTTAACAAATTCTGTTGGTGGTCTTTTAGACAGACCATCAATTATACTTGATTGAAAATTAATTTGGCTTTCAGCTTGTCCTACATTTCTTTGTACAGGATTTTGTTGACTGATACCGTTAATCAGATTTGGGATTGATTGCGATACTACAGACATGATTACCTACTTGAACGCTTAAATCCTCTATTAACAATGTAATTCAAATTATAATCATCTTTAAGTATATTTGCGTCCATTGCTCTAGAGTCAGCTTGTTCAAAAGCTACGTGAGCTTCTTGTTCATCAAGCGAGGCTAATTTAACTAAAGAATCTGCACCAATATATCTTGCAGCAAATCTTCGAGCTGCTTTAATAGTGATGTATCGTCTTGCATATTCAGGAAGATGTTCAAACTGTTGAATCATAGTCTTATCAATTTGAACTGGTGCCGTTGCGAAACCATTTGTATGATTTTTTAAGTCATATAAAAATCCGTCTCTTATAGTATAAGAATATTGATATTGATAAGGGACAGAAGGTTCAATTGCTACACAATTAGTTTCAAGAGGTACTCTATTATTTATATCTTTAGTTGGAGTTATTTCTAATTCTCTATTAAAAAACCAACCTTGAGTTTGTATGCTCATTGAAGTTTCATCTAAGATTTGTTTAGCGACAGCCACATCTGTTCCAATATTCCCTGTAATACTTGATACAGGTGCTTCACCAATAAAACTTAATATTGTGTTTATAGCCTGTAACTCAGTAGTTGCAGTTATTTGTGTTGTCATTAATTTCTCCTTAATTTAGGGGGTACTTAGGGTCACGTGACCCCTCTAATCTTAATCTACGTGCTTCTATGGAAGATTTATTTTGAATAAATTTCCAATTTAGAAGACTGAGGGGATTTCTCCCCTCAATCCATTTGTATTGTATAGTTACAATAGTACAATAAAGAAGCTATTATGCGTCTTTAATTCCTACTGCCGCTTCTGGTCTAAGGACATCATGTCCCATAGCGTATTTTGCTACCATTAGCGTTCCTTGTCTGCGAATATCATATTCTGATTCGACAGCCAAGTCCATAAGTTTTACAGTACCAACTGCACTTGGGTGACTTACAAAGCCAACGTAGTCAGATAGGTTTACAGTATAAGGTGTTGTTCCACCTTGTGCGTAAGAACCTACAGCTACTCCAGCCGTTACATGGAAGTCTGTAAAGTGAGCAACAGGAACTAATTCAATTCCTGCAATTTTCTGCACTCTACCCTCTGCAATAGAACCTTGACCTCTAAAGTCAACATTTACTGCATTAGTCGCATTTGCCAATTTGTAGTACATTTCCGGTTTTAGAAAACATCTTCTACCTTCACTTGGAACGTAGTTGTCGTCTAAAGTTTTAGCTGAATTGAATAGTTCAGTAATGAACGCATTCGCACTATCAGCAGCCGTTGAACTAGCTATTGTTGCGTTTGTTAGTGTAGTACCTGTAGGATAACCTGAGTCACCTACATTTGCTGTACCTTCAAGAGAAGCTCTACCAATGTTTATTAAGATATGTCTGTCCTTAGCATAAGCCAAAGCCCTGCCAATTTCAGAACTGTAAGCATTTCTTACGTCCCAATGGTTTTTTGCTTCTTCGATATTCGATAAGAATACACTAGAAACTAAAAGGTCATTAATCGTAATAACCTTTTCGTTGTGATTAACGTCTGAACCAGTAATTTCTGCTCCAGGTGTGTGATATGCACTGTCGATTCTCCCCATAACTGGGAAGGTTGCCGACTTGCCGCTAGATATAGTTCTCACCATATCTGAACCAGCAGTTTTCGAAGCTCTCTCAAACGAAGTCAAAACTTCGCCAGCGAAAACTTTCAGAAACAATGCGTCTTCTGCACCTGCAGCGTTTACTCGTCCTATTGACGCCGGTGTTGCACTTGCCATAATATTTCTCCTTTTTATAGCGTTATTGTTAATAAAAGCCTTGCACTTTCAGCTTCTTAATAAAGATTGTCTTCCCTCGAGAAGGTCAGTTTAATCTACTTATTTGCACTTGGCAGTTGCTACCTGAAAAGGTAACACAACTATCTTTTTTTCTTATTTCTTTTTATTTTTAGTCGCTTCTTCATTTGCTTTATCAAGAAGGTCATTTATACTCTTTAACGCTAAATTAGATACGGTTAATTTATCATATCTATTTTTAATTGTTTCAAGAATATCATCATGGTCAGGAATACCTACTGGATTTTTTAAGTAAGTATCAACAACCGAAGTATGTTCAGCAATTTCTGCTTCATACTTTTTTTTCAACGCATATAAAAACATATTATAACCTACTGTTTTTCAATTTAGCTTGAATATCTGAACGATAAGCTTCATCTTTTGAATACTTTTCGTCAGACATTGCAGCCGTAACTTCACCCCATGACCTAAATCCAGGTGCATTTGCCCCTGTTGGTTTATCACCAGATTGTAAGTTAGGGTCTATTCCTTCACTATTTTTGTAACGAGCATTAAGACCTTGAATTGCTAAACGAGTAGCTTCAACGTCTTTACTGTTAACCGTATTATTATAAGAAGTTTGTTCAGCTTCAGATAAATTATTTCCAGCCCATTCCATCATTGACTTATAATTATCAGTACCACCAACTTCTTGTTTTAATGTATTAGAAGTTTGTGTAGCAATTGCTTCTTGTCCTTTAATAAAAGCGTCTACGTAATCTTTTGGAATACCTGCTTTTTCTAAAGATTGATAAGATTTGTCAGCTAATTGTCCGTCATTGTCATATTCCTGTTGTAAAGTTTCTAGATTTAATCCAGCCTTTTCAACAGCTTTTTGAGCGTCTTTGTCTATAGATAAGTCGCCTTCTTTTTTATCAGGCTGTTCTTCAACTTTAGTTTGTTCTTCCGAACTTTTACTAAGTTTTGTTTCTAACTCTCCATAAGCTTTCGCCATTTCT